ACCCTGTCGGGTTCGGATTTAATAACTTTGTATCAACTGGCAGTACAACCAGTGGTACGTTCTTTTCCACCAACCTGGTTGGCGGATCTCTTGCCAGCGGCGACGAGGTCGACGCGGTCCCCTACACCGCCGGACAAATCATCGCCGCGCTCGCCGATCGCGTCACCTTCGGCGTGGCGATCGACGTCAACAGCGCCGAAGGCGCGCCGCCGATGACGTTGGATTCATTCCGCCTGTTCCGGGTCGACGCGACCAACAACAACATCGAGGTTCTCGCGCACATCGACGGACCGATCCTGATGCCGGACATCCGTCCCGGCAACGGCATGGGCGACTACATCCTCTCAGGCTTCGACCTCTCCAGCCTACAGCCCGGCGATCGGCTGATCTTCCGCGCGCAGTTCGAGGGCGCGACGGATGGCGGCGAGAGCTTCTACCTCGTTCCGCTGGCGGTCCCGGCACCGATCGTCGGCGCCGGAATCCCTGGCCTTATCTTCGGCTGTATGGCACTGCTCGGGTTCGGTCGCCTGCGTCGCAGGCGCGCTGTCACTTAACTTCCCCCAACCCAACCGACTTAGCCTCCGGTCATTGGCCGGGGGCTTTTTCTGGCGTAGAACCGCTAATGCTTCCTCAATCAGGAGTAAGCGCGATGAAGAAATCCAAGCCTGCCGCCAAGACCCGCCCGGTGCCGCCGGCCAAGGGCAAACCCCACACCCCGCCAGTTCCCGTCAAAGGCGCCCGCCGCGTTCCGAAGGAGCGTTGACATGGCATTTCCGCCGCGTCCGTCTGGACCGCCGCCCGGTCCGCCGCCTGGTCCGCCACTCCCGCCGAAGCGGCCCGTGAAGAAGCCGATGCCCTCGATGCCAGTAGGCGGCCCGATGGCGGGACCAGGAGCGGGTCCGCTGCCAGGGCCGACGCCAGGCCCGATGCCGCCGGCTCCGCCGGCGGGCCCCGCCGGAGCCGCCATGCCGCCGGCCGCGCCGCCGCTGCCGCCACGCCGGACCATCCGCAAGATGCCACTGAGGTAGCGGCCCGATGCCGATGAAGTCACAAGCGCAGCGGCGCGCCATGTATGCGGCAGCGTCAGGCAATTCCGCGGTTGGCATCCCCAAGAAGGTAGCCAAAGAGTTCGTGGCCGCCGACAAGCCCGGCAAGCTGCCTGAGCGCGCGCAGCCCGCGCGCAAGACCATTCGCAAGCTGCCATTGAGGTGAACTATGGCCAAGATCACCAAGGCGCCGACCTTCAACCCGATCAAGCCGCTGCCAACTGCAAAAGCTCCGCCCCCGTCGAAGACGATGGACAACTTCACCCATCACACTTCGCCGGTACAGGGCCCGCAGATACAGCCGATGACCAACATCAACGCGCAGTCTCCCGGTGCGAAAGTGAAGATCACCGCAGACATTCCGATGCACGTTGTTAAGCACGATGACAGCAGTAGCAGTAGCAGCTGAACGCAAACGACAGCTCAAGCTCCTCAAACGCAAGCGCGCGATCCTGGTCGCCCGCAACGACCTGATCGCGTTCACGCAGCTGATGATGCCGGATCCGAACTTCGACGACGACGTCACCCGATCGCTCTACAAGCCGCAGCGGTTCCACAAAGTGATCGGCGCCGCGCTCGAAGAAGTCGAGCGCGGCGACTACCGCCGGCTGATGATCAATGTTGGCCCGCGCTTCGGCAAGACCACGCTCGCCTCAGCGATGTTCCCGGCCTGGTACATCGGCCGCCATCCGGACCGTTCCATCATCGTCGCGACCTACAACGAGCACTACTCCTGGGATCTGGGTCGCCGCGTGCGCGACATCATGGAAACCCCCGAGTACCGCCAGGTATTCCCCGATGTCGAAATCAAGGTCGGCGCCAACGCCGTTAACCGTGTCCAGACTACTCGCGATGGTGTGGTCTTCTCGGTGGGGCGAGGGTCATCCATCACTGGTCGCGGTGGTCACTGCATCCTACTCGACGACCCGATCAAGGACCGCACTGAGGCGGACTCGATGCTGGTGCGGGAGAAGCTCTGGCAGTGGTACAACCAGGTGCTCCGCACACGCCTCATGGACTCCACCGGGACAATTGTTATCGTTCAGACCCGCTGGACCGAGGACGACCTCGTCGGACGCCTGATCGATCCGATGAATCCCTACTACAATGTCGAAGAGGCCAAGTCCTGGCGCAAGATTGACCTGCCGGCTTTAGCCGAAGACGATGACATCCTCGGCCGCAAGCCGGGCGAGCCGCTGTGGCCGGAGCGGTTCACCAAGACCTACCTGGAAGAGATCCGCGCGACGGACCCGCGCGGCTTTTCTGCGCTCTATCAAGGCAAGCCGTCGCCGCAACAAGGCGCGTTCTTCCAAGCCACCGACCTGGTCGGCTACAATAAGATGACCGACATGCCGCCGTGGCATAAGCTGCGGTTCTACGGCGCGTCCGACCATGCGGTGTCGACCGACCGGGTCGCCGACAAGACCTGCCTGATGGTCGTCGCGGTCGATGAAATCGACCACATCTGGGTCATGCCCGACATCGTCTGGGGCAAGTTCGATTCGCACACCACGGTCGAGGCCATGCTGGTGTTGATGAAGAAGTACAAGCCGCAGTTCTGGTGGGCGGAAGGCGGCGCCATCACCAAGTCGCTCGGCCCCTTCCTGCGCAAGCGCATGGCCGAGAAACAGGTGTTCTGCGCCATCGATCCGATCAATCCTGCGTCCGACAAGCAGCAGCGCGCGCAGGCGATCCAGGCCCGATCGAACATGAAGATGGTGCACTTCCCGACCTTCACGCGCTGGTGGGCGGAAGCGCAGGATCAGATCCTCAAGTTCCCGCACGGCGCCAAGGACGACTTCGTCGACGCGCTGGCGCTGATCGGGCTCGGCATTGCCAAGATGCACGGCCGCAAGCGCAACAAGCCGCCCGAACCTGATATGGTGGCTGGTACCTTCCGTGAGATGATCCATCGCTCCCGACTACGCGAGGGTAACGATCGCCGGGCGAGGAGTTTGCAGGGATGGTAGACACCTTCACTTACGGTGACAGCAACACCGGCGAAAGCCCGGACGCATCAGGCGGCGGACCTGGCGCGGCGGACATTAACTCGGCGACCGGCAAACCTAACTCGATACCGCGCGACAACCCGGATCCGGTCGATCGGCGCAAGCGCCTGGTCAACAGCTGGACCAGCAGGGTCAAGCGCGCCAAGAAGTTCTGGGCGCCGGCGTTCACCCGGATGCGCGAAGACCAGGAGTTCGCCTTCGGCAAGCAGTGGTCGAAGGACTACAAGGACCGCCGCTATGTGGCCAACCTCACTCTTAGATTAGTCGCGCAGAAGACCGCGTTCTTGTATGCGAAGAACCCGAAGGCGGTCGCGAAACGGCGTGAACGCCTCAACGCCACATCTTGGGACGAGAGCCAGACCACGCTCACGCAGCTGATGCAGAGCGGCGCCATGATGATGCAGCAGGCTGGCGCCGGCGGCCTGCCGCCTGGCATGGGCGGCGCGCCGATGGGCGCGGGACTGCCGCCAGGCGCAGCCGGCGGCATGCTCAACATGGCGCAAGGCGCGATCTCCGGCATGCTGCCGACCGCGACCGGGCAGCCGCCCGACGTCGGCATGATGATGGCTGGCGGAGCTCCCCCGCCCCCGCCCTCGATGACGCCCTCGCCCGGCATCAACCAGATCTCAGGTTCGGTCGGCGCCGCGCTCGGCGGCGCCACCATGCCGGCCATGGGCGCGGGGCCGATCCCCGGCAGCATGCAGGGCCCGCCAGGGCTCGGCGACCAGCTCGGTCAGGCCGCGGCCGGCGCAGCGGCCAGCGGGATGCCCGGCGCGCCGTCGCCGATGATGGCGCAGGCGGTCGGCAGCGGCATCGACATCATGATGGATGCGGCGCGGGTGAAGTCCGAGAACATCATGATGGACAAGCTCGCGAAGACGCTGGAGATCCTCTACGCCTACGAGGTCGACAACCAGCCGCACCCGTTCAAGAGCATGCTGAAGATGACCGTGCGCCGCACGGTCACTAACGGCGTTGCCTATGTGAAACTCGGTTATGAACGTGTGATGGAGAAGCGTCCGGATCTTGAGAAAGGGATCGCGGACATGAACGAGAAGCTCGCGACCCTGGAGCGCCTGGCCGCTGACGCTGCCGATGACATCACCGACGACAACGACAAGGAAGCCGAGCAGATCCGGCTGATGCTGGCGGATCTGTCGCAGCAATCCGGCGCAGTCGTGCGCCAAGGCCTGACCTTCGACTACCCATTGAGCACGCGCATTATCCCTGACATCAAATGCATTGACCTACGCAACTGGGTCGCGGCCGATTGGGTATGCGAGGAATACGTGCTGTCGTGCGACGAGATCGAAGAGATCTACGGCGTGGACGTGCGTAATCATCACACCGAGTACTCTGCGACGTCGGGCTCGGGCAACGATTCGGATCTCAACTCGCTGATCCGCGATTGGAGCGGCGCGGGTTATGGCTCCAGCTCTTCTCCAGACGATCGCAGCCAGAAGAGTGCACTGGTATGGGAGATCTATAGTCGCAAGGACGGCTTGGTCTACGTGGTCTGCGATGGTTACCGCGAGTTCCTGCGCGAGCCCGCGAGCCCTGAGATCTACAACGAGCGGTTCTATCCTTGGTACTCGCTGGTGTTCAACGCCTGCGAAGACGAGCGCGAGCTGTATCCGCCGAGCGATGTGAGATTGATGAGGGATATGCAACTCGAATACAATCGCTGCCGTGAAGGGCTGAAGGAGCAGCGCATCGCCGGTCGACCGTTCACCGCTGTCGTCAGCGGATCAGTCGACGAAGAGGACATGGACAAGCTGACCAACCGCGACGCCAACGCGGTCATCGAATTCAACGGCTTGCAGCCGGGTCAGGAGATCAAGCAGTTCCTGCAGTCTTATGCGGGCCCCGGCATCGATCCGAACCTGTACGAGGTCAATCCGGTCTACGAGGACATCCTGCGCACGACCGG